GACCATTACCATATAGAGACATGTAGCGCATATTTGCGCCCTCTCTGTAGGACTGGGCATCTTCAATCCCCGCCACTGAAGAAAGCACACCACCATGAGGGTCTTCTGCTGTCCACCAATATTCATTCATTACGTGTATTCCTTATCGGTTTCGGTTACTTCGTTAGACACGGGATCATAATAATAAGATGAAACGTTTTTGCTGTCGTCCATCTCCAAGGCAACTTCCTCGAATCCGTTTTCAAGATAGTCGCCAACAATTTTAATCTTCTTTACGCCTTCTTGTTTACATAAAGCGATCAGCTCTTTTAGTTCATCCATGAACTTTCCTCCCACCATGGTTTGTTTTCCTCGTCATAAATCTTTTGCTCAATGCTCTGAATCACTTGCTCCTCAAGCTGGGCATAATATCTCTTAGAGCCTTTTTCAGGTGAATCACTATCGTTCGTATCTATGTAGTGCCTTGATTCTCGATATGCGTATAAAGCCGCATCGCTGAGGTGGTTGTCAAACCTTTTGTCCTCTTTTCGGAATGAGTCATCCCATTGTAGGATATCCCACTCCTCTAGCAAAGGAAGCCCCTGCATGACCATGACGCAGTTTGCGTTTAGATCGCTGTTCATAATCTCTATATAGGACGCTTTGTTTTTCTTCTCTGCCGCTTTTATCGGCAAGCCGTATCTCGCACGCATTTCTTCGACGATTGACTTACCCAGGCCCCCGGTATCGCAAACAACGCTAGTAGGCTCATAAATCTCAATAATCTCTTTGAGCATTTCGGATATTTCAGCCGGAAGCATCTTTGATTCTTTATGGCAATCCGTAATGTAAAACTTGTTTGTTCTTTCGCTGAATCCGCCAATGATTATAGCTGTGGCGTCCGCCCACCCAAGGTCGACCCCGATAATGTATTCCAGGTCTTCTTCTGGTACGTGGCTGATTAGATTGTTGTTCGTGTATTTGTAGACCAGGGCATCTCGGCTTTTTACCCACTTACCGCACCACTCCCTCAGATACGCCGGGTGGTTGTCATCCCACTTTCTTTGCTTCTTGCGTTGCTCTAACCATTCAACGGCATGTGGTATGTGGGGGTTGTCTCGTATGGTCCATTTGTGAACGGAGTATCCAAACTCTGGGTTTGTTGTGGCGTCAAAGAAGTGCCCCGTGCATGAGGCCGATGGCGTCCCGATAACTGCCAGGGTTCCATGGTGGTCAACCAATGACGGCGTAATAATCTCATCAACAACTACGCTGATGTTTTTTCCAAAGGAGGCGCACTCGTCAATGATCACCAATCGGTATGGGCTACCCCGCAGTGCTTCAACGGCTTCACTATCATTGGCCCCGGTAAGCATTATCTTGGATTCGTTTGGCAGGGTGCAGATCAATTCAGTGTTATTGAATCGCATTCCGAGCATGTATTTTCTGTTTGCTCGCTTGAGTTCGCTCCACATGAGTCGTTTAGCAGAGTTTCTAGTGAGTGCAAGATAGGCACACAGACACTCAGGATGCGTGCTAGCGACTTCAATGAGATAGAAGCACGCGGAGTAGGTTTTTCCAGCCCGTCTAGAGCACAGGGCTGCTTTGAATTGCGATGGGTCATCAATAAAGTCCTTCTGCTCTTTGAACAGATCGTTCTTGAACTTAAACGCACGCTCGCTGGTTTGTGGCGCCGGGTTGAGTTCCTCTAGGTCCCCAAAGCGGCGCACATACTCAGCAAGAACTTCACGCGGTTGGTATGTGGACTTTTTTGGCAACTTTCCGTACCCGCTTTGGTTGTTCTACTGGCTTCTCCGCATGGACCCAGCTACAGCTAGATAGCGGTACAATAAACAGCCCCCTCTTGGGGCACACTGCATGAATTACGTCACCAACTAACGTTAATTCCCAGTTCTGGTGAGTTGTTTCCACATTAATGAAGGAGTCTCCATATAGGGGGCGCGCGTCCTGCATTAATTGTAGGCTAATGATTCTCATAGTATTTCCTTTTTGGCATTCTTTGGCGCGTACGCAGCCGCCACAGCTTCTGGTCCGCCAGGGTGTTGTAGATGGGGAACATGCACTATGTTGTGCCCCAATTTTTTTAACGATTTGATCAGATGGCTTCTGTGAGAACACATTACCGCCTCTCCCTTTTTGTAATCGAAACCCCTCACCAGTGCCTTTTGCAGCCCCCACCGCCTAAACATGGATTTTGTATACGCGAAGTGTAAGACAAAAAACTTAGGTGTGCGTTCAGCACACATCCATGCGTACACATTATCGCCTTCTTCTTTATCGCAGGCAACAAGAGTGATGCTTCTTTCCAGTAATTGTTTGACTACAGGTGCGTGTAGTTTCCACACCACCATCTTTGGCTGGTCTTTGTTTAGGGCGGCGTATGATTTTAGCCATGAGGAATAAATGAGGTTTTGGTCGTTATGATCGGCGGGTCTAATTCTTACGGGGAGTTTCTGAATATTTACGCGCTTGGTTGCGGTATTATCTTCAATCCTCTTTGATGAGAGGTTGTTTGCTCTATGCATACCCCCCCTCATTTCTTCTCGAATATGACTTTTTATGTCATCCATCTTTATCTTCCTGAAACGCCTTCAATGCTTTTACTGCCATAGTCTGAAGCTTTTCATCGGCGATTGTTTCCAGCTTATTGACCTTGCTAATTCCATATTCTGTATTGATCAGCCTGCATAACGAGTTGACTGTGCTGGCGTACGATTTGTGTTGTTCTGCGTCCAGTCCACGGCGCTTTGATTCTCGGGCAAATCTGCGTAGCTCTGAGTCAATGGTTATCTTGGCGTTGTTCAGGAGAGTGTGTAGGGACGGCAATATGTCCACGGATACTTGTCTATTGCCGCCGAGAATGAGAGTTTCTCCCTCTATCTCAATAGCCCCCTCGGCTTCATTCTCAAGGACCTTCTTCTCTTCCAGCGTGAGTTCTCCAGACTGAACCTTGGAGTCATATTCGGCTACAATCTTGTTTAACTTGCGCGGCAATTGAGATCCCCCCTATACTTATGGTGCAGTAAATATCATACAGTTTAGTTAATTAAAAATATTACTTAACTAAATTTCACTCGGCTCGGAGTGTGGGTATTTTAGGCATCTGCGGGGTTGCGTCGGCGGCATATACCCCCCGCCCTACATGTATGGCAACATATTGCACTGCAATGTAGCGTATTGTAAGGCAGCGCGCCGCGAATCCCCAAGGAATCGGTAAGAGTTTGGCCAGCAAATAGTGCAGCAGAGGGAATTCTGCGTGTGGTGAATGTTCGTCCCTCTACCACACAGTCGCTGTACAGAGATAATTTCTCACAGAAACAAAAACGCATCAACGCAATCTTTTTATTTGACAGTGTATTACATATGCAATACGATAGAGACGTAGCAAGACAGCTACCGACGAAACAACGAAAGAAGGACACAATGTCAAAACTCACCAAGCGCGAACGCGAAATCATTGAAGCAACTTATAACTACGAAAATCCAAACATTCAGACCTGGGAAGACAGAAAAGAATTTGCTCGCGATATGTCGAAGGTGGCACGCGCCGCGCTGAAGCTTCGGAGATTGTTTGAGCTTGCTTGTAATGGATGGCCAAAGCCTAAAATCGAATACCGCAACGGCAAACGGTATGAGTACGACGTGGAAGATTTAGCCTTGCGCGCAAAGTGCGAGCGTCAAGAGAAGCAACTCGAAGTTAAGATAGCCAAGACAATGTCGCGCTGGGGTTGTCGTTGGGCAACTAATGGCGACCCACGAGGACCTGCCGTATATGCCACGTTCGG